CCAAAGTCCTTGGCGAAATCGAAGACACCATCAAAGCGTTATTGCATGAAAACTAAAGTAACTTTTTATTTCGACGAAGAACAGGCTCAAGAAGTATATGAACTTGTTCTTGGTCTTAACGAACGGCTGGACCGCATGGATCAGTCATTATCAATCCTTTTGGAGAAAGTAGATGAGTTGGGAAAACCCACAAAGCGCAGAAGAAGCGCTGACGCAAGCACTGGTTCTAAAGATAACGGCACCAAGCGAACAAAAAGCAAACTTGATAAACCCGTTAGTTGAGCAGCTATCGGAAGGCATCAGCGACTTTAACGTCAACCTGTGCAAGAGCGCAGCGTTGTTTGAAATTTTAGGCTTGGACAACAAAGAGTTCGGAGAGTCATTAGCGGAGGTTGTGAATGAACACGCATAATTTAAAACTGCATGAGTTGCAGACGCAGATGAATGCTTTGGCGGTAGAAGAAGCATTTAAGCTAGGTAAAAAAATAACCGTGGGCATCCGCGCAATAGCTCAAGGCGCGGGCGTGGATTACGCGACCATGAAAGGACTGATCTACGGCACGATTAAAAATCCATCCGAGCGAACCTTGGGCCGTGTGCGATCCTTCTTGGACGACAAGGAAAGCAAGACTGCTTTGCCCGAGGACGAAAGGTTTGACGCACTCAACACAGAAATCCAAGCGTTAAAAAAACAAATCGTCGCAAAAGATAAAGACCGTGAAGCGTTACGCCTTCGGTTCGTTGATGCGTCGGAAAAGTTGAATGAAATCGAGGCGGCTGATCCAGACAATGCAGACCGCTATCAGACGGTTCACCCCGATAATTCGTATTGGATGAGAAACTCTGATGCATTCATTAAAATCTACACTTGGGGTCCGGAAGTTAACTACGAGATGGTTGATAAGAATCGTGTATGCACGATCCCGATCCCCGAAACCAGTGGTCGGCTGCGGTGGCACACAAAGTTGCCTACCCAGCGCCGCGAAAAGAAAAACGGTGACGTTGATTGGGTGGTTTCGGACGAATGGAAGATGGTCCAAGAAGATGAGTTTGGGCAGCACTGGGAAAAACCCGAAGATGATCACTCTCCGATTCAGACGTGTTTGGTCGAGAGCCGCGAACAGTACGAGTCTAGGCAAGCCATACATCGCAAGAAGAACGTAGATACGATCATGCGCATTGCCAAAGATATATACGCGATGTATAGCGACTGTGGCGATTGGCCGGACAACGAAGTTGGTGTCGATGTGTTGTTGGCTAACATCAACAACTTTTAAAATTTAAATGAAACTTCGGGCTGTGTAGTATTTACATCCCAAAAAGTTTTAGTATTGAGGTCCAACAGACCAAGCAGAAACCTAACTGCTAAACACACGGTTCCCGTCCCGTGGGTCGAAGGCGGGACTAATTTGGCCCAACGCAGAGCAAATCTAACGTGTTCTGCGTATTTTCCAAAGGGGGTTAGCGGTGGGATCACCTTGAGAATTAAGTAAAATGAACAGTGTACGGGCCAAATGTTTCAAAAACATGTACGGGCACTAATTTTACTCTCCACCGCACTTTTAACTACTAAGGAGGACCAATGGATTCTAAGTTCTTAGCCGCGATCCGCGCACAAGACACTCATCTCAAAAACCTTTCTGGCTACGAAGCAGAACGTAAACAATTTTCTCGCTTACGCTTTAAGAAAGCCATAACTGACGATGACATCAGAGACGTACACCGATTTTTTAAAAACAAGCGCACAAAGCCGCAGATTGTTAGGGACACGGGGCTATCGGGCCACACTGTCTACAACATCCTTCGGCGCTACGTTGTTCAAAACAACCGAATAATCCGATTATTGCTAGAAGAAACGAACTAAGGGACTTTCATATGACATCAATAAAGCTGACCGTAAAAGTTAAACCGCCGCAAGGCGAGTACTACGTGCGAATTTCTGCAACACGGGAAACGGACGTTATTGTGCGTGCGGATTCGATGGAAGAAGCTCGCGAATCGGTAACCAGCGGGGGTGCAATGGATTTAATTCGCATGTGGAGCGAACCGGAGATACGTGTGCGACACATTGCGGAACGTTATCAAGATGGCGTTCACCGTAAAAACTTAGATAAGAAGGATAAAAAATGATTGTAGAAATGAGAATACAGAATTTTTTTGACGATGATCTAGATAGCTGGGTCGTGGGCAACTGCGAAGAGCCGATGGTGTTTCATGCGGATTCGTTTTTAGACATGGTGGCGGGTGTTAACGCAATTTTGCGTGACGAATCGTTGGTTGTAGGTAACATTGAGTTTATAAAAATAAACAGCGTAACGTTGGAAGAGTTAAACGGGGGTTAGCCCTCATCCAAACGTCTGGCTTCCAGCGTGCGGTCTTCTTTCCACTCGCTAAAAATCTTGCGCAGTTGCCCGCTGATCGTGCGGTCTTCAAGCTGCGCGATCTCTTTGATTTGCTTGTAAACCGGAACCGGCACAAGCACTGATTTCCACTTAGTTGTATCCATACGCGAAAGTATAGGCTGGTCCTATACCCCTTGCAATGAAAGATTTCACGTTAATTCCTTTGTTTCGCCCCAGCTTGGGCCGATATCTATGTCGCATTTGCTGGGTACTCTTAGGGTTATGGCAGCTTCCATCACTTCTTTGATCCGCCGTGCGTGATCCACGTCCCGCACACTGCAACCCAGTTCGTCATGTACTTGGAGCAGCGGCCGCTCACCAGCCTCGTACAGATCTACCATCGCCTGTTTAGTCATGTCGGCGGCAGATGCTTGGATCAAACGGTTGAGAGCCTTGTAGGTATATGCGCGTCGCAGCGGGGTGGTCGCCCCGTAGGCTGCTTTAGCTTCTTCCAACGGCATGGCCTTCTTGAGGTCGTAGCCCAGTGGCTCGAACATATTGAACCGGCACTTCCTACCTTTTAAAGATCGGAGGGAGCCGTCTGCTTTTTGGTCCACGGATCGTGATACGCCGTTCATCAATTCTTTAACAAAGGGAACGCGGTTGTGGTATTGCTTCGTCAGGTCTTTGGCTTCGTCAATTTCCAGATCTAGCTCGTTCGCAAGTTTGTTCACGCCCATGCCGTACATCATGCCAAGGTTAATGGTCTTGGCTTGCTTGCGGCTGATCTTAGCCATGTCTGCCACCATCGTGTGGAAGTCCATGTCCGGATCATTGGTGTAGCCGTCTACAAATTCTTGAGCACCCCCCAGCGGTTTTCTTTTCCACTCCCCAAATACGGAGGCGTAGTGGGTCAAGATCCGCGGTTCTTGCTGCGAGTAGTCTATTGCAGCCCATAGCTCTCCTTCTTCGGGCAGGAACAGGCTACGGATCAATGGCCCTAGCTCTGGATCGCGTGCCGGAATCTGCTGTAGGTTGGGGTTGGACATCGACAAACGGCCCGACACTGTACCGCCACCATCACTGCGTAGCTGGTTGATGTGGCCGTGGATACGTTTATTGGGTCCGACAAACTTCAGTATGTTGCTGATGAAGGTGCCTTGGATTTTGTTTAGGTTGCGTGCTTCTACCACCGTTTTGGCGAACGGGTGCGGGCACTCGTTAAGGAACGCTTTGGTAAAAGACGGTGCGCCTTTGGCGGTACGTGGATATGCAACTTTTAGCTTGTCGAATGCTTTGGCTAAAGAAGTTGCAGCCCAGACCTCGACGTTGAACCCTGCTTCTTTGTTCAAGGTTTGGTATGCAGCCTTCTCTCTTTTTAAAAGTGCCTGCTTGGTCACTTCGCATTTCTCTAGGTCTACGCGGATGCCTCGGTATGTCATGTCAATAAGTGCAGGCGTGAGCCGCGTTTCGAGGTCATAGATTGTTTCAAGATCTTGCTTGTTGATCTCTACGCGGAAGAATTTGTACAGGTCGTAGGTAAGCCTAGCGTCTTGCTCGGCATATGGACCAACAAACTGTGCCGGAAGCTTCCAAAGTTCGCCCTTCGGATCTACACCAAAGTCTACGGCGGCTTGAGTAAGCAGCTTCTCTGACTTGGCAAGGCCGAGATAGTCGTAGGACAGGGCGTTGAGTGAGTAGCTAAACCTATTTTCATCAAGCAACGCAGCCATGACCATCGTGTCGATGATCTTGCCGTTCACGGGCACGTCTAATGCTTTGAGCCACCCAAGGTCGTAGGGTGCGTTGTGCATAATCTTGGGACAACCTGTGGATAACTGCTTGCCTAGCCACCTAAGTACTTGTTTCTTGTCAAGATTTCCGCCGCCTTGGTGGGCGATAGGGTAGTAGGCTTCAAAGCCGTCAGTCGCCACGGCAATGCCTACCACGTCCCCATCTTTGCGAGGCCAGCCTGCGCCCATTGTTTTTAGGTTTGGATCGCGTGTCTCAAGGTCGATGGAGATCTCTTTGGCACCAGTAAGATCTACCAGTTCAAAAGGCGCGGTCCATTCAGACTCAGGCGTAAACAAGGGGAATTGCAATTTATTTTCCTTTTGCATTTTCGTGTTCCATCAAGATTTCAGTGTAGTGCTTAACCTTCTTTAAGTCTTCGATACCGCCTTTGTCGCGCCACCGGCTGATGTACTTAACGATGTTGCCCTCTATAAACGGCATCTCGTTTGCCAGTATGTACTCCAAAGGCTGGATCTTTTGGTTCTTGTAATGCTCTCCAGCGACTTGTTCTTCTAAAGACTTCATAGCACATAGCTCCGGTAGAAATTCTGGGGTTCGATAGTGTATAAATTTTGCCGTGTTCTTGTGACTGCCACATAAAAGACGCGGTGCATAGAGTCAGGGTCTTGCTCCATGCTGGCTTCGGCTGCGGCGGTAATATCTGTGAACAGAACGACGTTGTCGGCTTCGCCACCCTTTGCGCCGTGAATCGTGGACAGGCGGATGCGGGGATTTTTTGTAAGATCTTCTCCGCGACTGACCAACGCGTTCAAATAAGCCACGTCTACATCTGGTAGTTTGTCCAAAGCTTCTTGCCAATCCATGTCAGGAGTAGCCAGTAACCCATTGAAATCCCTAAGATATTCGTAGTCCAGCATGACTTCCGGATCGCCTATGACCTTCTTGTGACCACGGGATACCCGCACGCCGTTGCCGTTCATAAACGAATACATGGCTTTGGCTGCGTCTAGCGACAGCGGCAAACCTTGTTGTATACAGGCCCAAGCGCCGAGGGCCATGCGGATCTTCTCGCGCACACTGCGCACACCACCACCATGCTCGTAGAAATAGCCTTGGGATTTTAAAAAGTTCTGTACGGGTGACAGGAAGTAGTTGGCCTGCGCCAAGAACAGCCATGTCCCTTCGTCCATGTCTAAGCCGCTAAAGTCGGATAGCTGCTGAAAGATACCTTCGGCCTTGCGTGGCAAGTACTTCTTAGGAAACCTACGCTTGATCCTGTTGCAGATACGCTCTGCGATTGTGTGGATGTTGGAAGGCACGCGGTAGCTCTGCTCAAGCACCTCGCTGCCGCCGTCTAAATTAATGAAGTGTTCAACGTCAGCGCCGGACCATTTGTAGATAGCTTGATCATCGTCCCCTGCGCAGTACATCCGGTCAGACTTGTTGTCGATGGCGTGAGCAATCTTCCATTGTAGGGGGGACAGATCTTGCGCTTCGTCTAGCATTGCCAGTTTAAACTCGGGACATACCGATGATGCGGAGTCTGCAAAAAGCTCTAGCATGTCGGTGTAATCAAATAGACCGTGCGTCTTCTTGTACTCAACCAAGGCCCGCGCAGCGTAATCCACTTCTAGCCACGGGTTGTTTAGTCCGCTGCTGTTGTACTCGGACTGCAAGGGCTGCTGCTTTAGCCGCGCTAGAGTAATCAAACGCAGCAGTGGGGATTCTTTCTTTAAGCTGTTGCTTAGATCTTCTTCTACTTGATCGAGGCGCGACAGGCTACCTTCGATTAGTTCTATGCCTATGCGGCGCTCTACCTCACGGTAGTGCTGCGCAGTCATAAGCTGCTCGGACTTCAGCCCCGTCAGGTTGAACGCGAGGCTGTGCATAGTGCGAAAAAACGGTAGGTCCTGCTTGGGATCTAGCCCAAACCTTGCGGCAGCACGCTCTTTAGCCTCGTTTGCCGCTTTGCGTGTAAAGGCAAAGAACGCGATCTTGCTTGGATGCGTGCCCTTTGCCAGTTCTTTCTCCACCAAGTCCAACAATGTGGTGGTCTTTCCCGTTCCGGGCGGTCCAAAGATACGTTGCATTAGTGGATTTCCCCGTTCAAACCCTCAATTACGTTAAGCTCCGCCGGATACAAGAACACCGGAGTATCTTCGCCAAAGTAAGCACAGATGACGTTGTAGCCCATCCAATCAACGGCATCTTCTTCGCCCCAGTTGTTGTCCTTCATCAAAATTTCTACGCATTTTTGGTAGTCATAAATCATAAAAGGGTTTTCTTCACCGGCTTTTTCACCTACACCTAAAATGGCATCGTTAAAACCATCTAATAGCTTCAAAAGGCTGGCCCTTTGCTTTTGGGGTTCTCGGGCTTCCAGTTGTCTACTGAGCAGTACCACGAAGTTTTAGGGGGCTTAGACGCTTTGATGTCTAGGCGTATTTCTTCATCGGGCTGCGCTTGTAGCCATGCAATCATTTCGTCTCGATTGATAAGCATTGCGCCCTTTATAAAGTCTGGTGCTTTATCCCTTGGTGGGAATACCCGTAGGCCATCTACAAAAATTAGTTCTGACATTTTATTCTCCTAAAATGGTATCTCTTCGTCTGCCGAAAACTTCGGCGTAGTAATCCGACTGTTTAACTGCTCGTGTGCAGGGATTTTCCACAGCCTTATCACCTTTCCTTGGATGCGAAGCTGTGTAGCCTCGCCGTTTATATCGCGCAATCTCTGCGCAATCTGGTGGGTCTTGTAAGTTTTAAAATTGGCTTTAGCCAAGTGCGCTTCCAAGTCCTTCAACCTAAAGTATGTAAAGTCTGCTGACTCATCAGTCCACGGACGCTTCAGCAAGATCTGTTCTTTATCGTCGGCGGCTTGGTGTCCGGTACAGAATTCTTCTAAGTGGTCTTGGAACTGCCCGTTCACACTTACATCTAGGCTAACCTCTATGACGTGGCCTTCCGTATCCGACATCTCGTTGAGCAGGGCATTGATCCGCTGCTCCCACTGAGCCTTCTGTACGGTACGGGGGAAAAAGTTTAGCTGCTCTACGCAAGCACGTTGAAAGTCGGACTGAATCATCAGGTCGTTGGTGCCCAGTTCTAAAGGCTGACCTTGAACGTCCAAGAACCATACCGGTGGCACACTGTTGTATTTGCGGAGGTTAGCAATCTGCACGCCTGACACAGCGGCATCGATCCCAAACTTACGTGTCTTGCATAGCTCGGGGTTGCAGTAGGCATTGATCGGCGCGTCTTTACACTTATATGCGTAGTCCTTGCGCTCAATTTGCTTTGCTACGGTGTTTACCTCGCCCAAGGGCAGCGGAGGGTGGATAAAGTTCATGTTGTGCGTGAGGATCTCTGTCTCCCACGTATCGGGGTACGCCTTTCTAAGATAAACCCCAATGTTAAACAGGCCGTTGTTCCGCGCACCTTCACCAATACCCTCTTTGCATAGGGTCTGTAGGCACGGGGGGCCGTCTTGAATTGGAAGCGTTGGGTCTTGTTCAATGACCAAAGACAACGACTGCTCATATGTCTGGACGTTCTCTTCTACTAAGGCCAAGAACTCATCAAACGTAGCTGCACTGCCATCTAGATTGAAGGCATACCGCAACCCGTTCTCATGATCGAAGTACGGCATGTTTAAAAAGTTGCCTACATCTCCACGCTCTAGGTTCAAACTGATTTGCTTGGGGAAGATCTCGCTCCCACCGTAGCCTAGACCCGCGCACAGTTGTGTCAGGACGTTTTGCATGTCCTTGGCAGGTATAAATGCATCCGTAAATAAGAAGACGTGAGCGCCCCCAGATTTGCTTCTACACACTACTAGCGGCAGCTTTGCCGCCTGTATCTTGTCTATCAGCGCCTTGTGATCAAAGTTGTATTGATCAATGTCGATACACCCCCATCGACACGCATTGTCTTCGTTGATCGGGATTATCCCAATAGATTGCTGACCCGATAAATGACTTTCCCAATGTTCCGTGTTCCGCTCACCGCGAACTACGGTGGCCTTGCCTTGGGTCTTGCCACTGCTAGATTTGGACTCAATTTTAAAAGTGCCGTAAGCCTGACGCAGACCATCAAATATTTCTGAAAACTTCGCTATATTCATAAATTCCTTGATCCGTAGACGGCGGCAGATCGAAGGGGTCCAAGATCTACCGCCTATCGACGCTACGGAACGCCGAGGTGGCTTTTAAAAAGGATCGGCATCCGAGTTTTCTTCAGATTTTGCACGGGCTGCATTTTGCTCATGCTTCACCTTTACATCTCCAGCACTAATTGCGGTGTGAAACGCTTTAGCCGCTTGGTATTGCATAGCGTCTTCGATGACACCGTTCAACTCAATCTTCCAACCATGCCAAACACCCTTGGAGTTTTCTTCCTTGTTGGTACTCAAGTTGTACACATGCGAGAACCGTGGCGGTGTGAAAGGCATACCTTGTGCGTTCAACATACTGCGCGTAGCAATCATGGAGTTCCACTGACGTGACTTCTTCAACTGCGTGGACTTCATTGAAATCAATGCATTAGAGACAGTACCGTCTTCTTGAAGAATCAACACGTAGTGTTGGTGTGTTTCGTCGATGTATTCGCCGTTACCGCCTACAACGTACTCACGGTTGTCGCCTTCATCGCGCTTGGTTTCGGGACGTTCGTCTTCCGGTCCAAAGATCTTCATCGGCGCACCGTTACCGGAACCCCGAGGTGCCCACATTAAAAACTCGCGCTTGTAATGGCACGGTATAACGCGCATCGGCTTTTTACCGCTGTACACTTCTTTGGTGACGGAGTTGATCATATCGCCCAGCTTTGCATCAATGGTTTCGTCTTGATTCAATAGTTCTGAAGATACAATCTTTAGAAATGGCAACGCTAAATCGTCGGTTCCCATGTCCATACCCAACCCAGCATCTGCTTCAAACATTGCTGGCCCTGCTACGGCTACTGCCGTGTTTTTCTTATCCGCTACTTCTTTATCGCTCATTTTTGCGCTCTCTTAATTGTTGCTCTGTTTCCGATCCATACCCCAAACAAATCCATGTCTAGCTCCAGACCTTGCTCAGTACGATCTTTTACCCATGCTTTCAACGTGCTGGCATGTACTTCTTCTTTCTGCTCTGGCTCCATATTTCTTTTCCTAAGATCGTCCAATAAAGCCATTGCCTCGTTATCTTCCTTCTTGCCAAACCGCACGGAGATAGTGTTCTTGATTAGATCGCCTTCGCCTTTGGCGCGTAGCCATGCAAAAGCGTCTGCCCGATTATCTTCACTGATGCGTGCGCCGTAGGTCTGTTTGATTTCAATACGACTGCCGTCAGTCAAACGAAAATCAGAAAGCCCCAACTCTTGCATCTTGCTGGGCAAGTCTTCGTCGGTGAGCTTGAGAAGTTTTCTCTTTGCTTCTTTTAGGTCGTACTCTAAACTGGTTACCCGCTTTTCGTAGG